AAGGAGTCCACAACGTACACGAGTTGAAATACCGTAATAGTCAATTACCAAAAGTTGGTGATACTGTAGTTGAAGCGGTGATCCGTAACTCTCACGATGGAACCGCAGCATTCTCAATGGGAGCAGGATTGTTCAGATTGGTTTGTTCAAACGGACTCACAGTTCCAACAGCCGTGGCAGAGAAATTCACAATCAGACACAACCACTTCTCTTATGATGACGTGAAAGAGTTGGCAGATTCATTCTCAAAGAAACTACCAAAAATTGAGGCATCAGTTAACCGAATGATGGAACGTCAGTTGACAGAAAAAGAGAAACTTCGTTTGGTGAGTGATGCGGTTAAGATCAGATGGGCTGTGGGAAGTGCTCCTGTATCATTAGATATGAGTGACATCCTTACACCATTCAGACCTGAGGACGAGGGAAGTGATTTGTGGACAACCTTCAACGTAATCCAAGAGAAAATGATGAAAGGTGGATTCTCTTATAAGTCTCAAAGAGGTAGAACTACAAAGTTACGAGGGATTCAAAGTATCCAAACCTCAAACCGACTAAATACAAAACTTTGGGAAGCAGCAGAGTTATTGTTAGTATAAAAAACACGGGGACGAAAGTCCCCTTTTTACATTATGGAAAAATTTAAACACGAAAAAAAGTTTTTAGAAAACTTAACAGATAAGACTAATGAGTTGTTCTCAATAAATGAGTTATATGATGGGCACGGATTAACACCTCAGGAGTTATTTAATAGACCAAAATTTATGGAACATTTTTTGGATGGTGTTGAATATTCTAGTAGTATTATGTATATGGATGCTATTTTTGTTTATAATGACGACATTTACATATATTTATCTAAAAACGACCCAATAATCTCTTCTTTTTCTTGTAAGATTTATTATCCTATAAGAAAGAAAAAAGAAGTTGAGTTCTTTATGTTAAACTTAAAAAAATTAAAGAAAAATGGAAATTAGTACTGTAGATTTACAACAAAAAATAAGCAACGGTGAAAAAGTAATCGTTGAGTTCTGGGCCGAATGGTGTGGTCCATGCAAGATGATGAAACCTGTGTTTGAAAGAGTTTCAAATAGTAATGAAAACGGAGACGTTCAAATGTATACAATGAATATTGATTTAAATAAAGAAGTAGGGGCATCATTGGGGATTAGAAGTATTCCTACAATTAAAGTATTTCAAGGGGGTTCTGTTGTTGACACCAAAGTTGGTATGTTAAGTGAGACATCCATAAAAGGTATGGTAACAGAACTAATCAATGGATAAGATAGCAGTTGTTTTTACAATGAAGACGTGTCCTCATTGTCATGTGTTAAAAGAGATGTTAGAATCGGCTGAGATTGATTATATTGACCGAGACATCTATGAGTATGAAGAGGAGTATGATCTGTTCGTAGAAGCAACAGGAAACGATTTTGTTCCAGCATTTATGTTGATTGAGAATCCTGAGAGTGAAACACCAACCACAGGTTTATACGCTCCCGATAGGGACTTTGAGGATGTGGATCACGGATTAAAGATAATTAAAGAATTCTTTGAAAGATAAATCAACCCTCCACAACGGAGGGTTTTTTATTTTAATATATTTATAGTTATGAAAATCATATTAAGTGAATCTCAAATATTTAATCTTTTAAATGAAGATATGGGGGTTAGTATATCAACATTACCATATGTAAATTTAATTTATGGTATTATAGAACCAATAGTAGAATCTATGGTTCATAGTATGAAACCTTCAAAACAAACCATTGTAATAGGTTTAGATAAGATTATGAGTATTATAAAAAATGATGAAGATTCATTTTTAGAATTTCCAATGGAAGAGATTGGAATTTTTATTTCATTTTCTTATGAAAAAGGTGATTTTCAAAATCATTTTGCTAGTGGTGGTGCGGCATATCCGTTAGATGAAAAAAGTGACCATTATTCATATATGGGAAAACCATCACCTAAAATCCCAAAAAAAATTAAAGATGAGGTTGAAATGACATTATACTCATTAATGAATATTGAGTTTTACATTGATTCAAAATTTGAGATGAGTCAGATGGATGAACTACTTATGGATGTAAGAGACACTATCATGCATGAAACATTACATCTATATGAATATTATAAAAGATGGTTGGGTACTGGTTTAGGAAAATTTAATGTATCTAAAACTTATGCGGGTAGAAAAAACTCAAATACACCAAGGGAAATTTACGATTATTATTCTGAATTTTTAAATTACGTTTATTATTCTGAACCATATGAAATAAATGCAATAACCCAAGAAGCATACTCAAAAATTTTACGAATGAGTTTTGACACATTTAAAACCACCGAATATTGGATTACGTCAGACAAAATGGAGAAGTTTAACGCCGACCAATTTTATCGTAAGTTAGAAGAAAAAATTAAAGAACGTAGCGGCGAAGAAACATTAAATTATCATTTAAATAATTTACACAAATTCTATTTAAAACAATATGTTAAAGTTGCGTTAGAGAATGATGAACCTGTATCTAATAAAATACTGAAAACTAAAAATATTTACGATCTAATAAAAAGTTTTGAGAGTAGAATTACCCAATCAGGTAAAAATCTTAAACGTAAGTTTATGAAATTGTATAGTATTAAAAGATAATAATTACGTCCTTTAGACGATCCTGAACCATAAATGGTTTTTCTTTTGTCTGATCAAAAACATCGTGGAAAAACTCATAATCGGCAAATCCTTCATTAAATGTTTCCAAGTTCATATCAAACACATCTAAAATTAAACTTTCAATTTTATCTTTATTGATGTGTGAATTACAGGATACTTTAATTTTACGATCCTCATCCTCATTCTCCTCAGTGGTATAATAGAAATAAACTTGATCTACGTTGAGTAATGAATACATATGGTTAAACATATAGTGTGAGTAATAAACGATTGATCTACCACACCCTAAACTATGTCCGTAAGGGAATTCGGAGTTACAGGTTAACTCAGAGGTAGGTTCCTCTTCAATAACATATAAGTCTTTATTAACTGACACCCATTTATTATCAAAATCTTTAATCTCTTGATTATATTTTATAATATCAATTACGTTTAAATTTTTTCTATTAACTTCGGTTAATACATCGTCAAACCAATTTGAGAACTCATATTTAATCTCATTTAAATCTAAAACATCTTTACTTGTAGTCATACCATTAACCACAATAAATGTTTCACAATCTGTTACTTGGATTATTGTATTATCTTTCTTGTTGAATTTTGACAGGATGTAGTCGGCGAAAAGATTTACGAAATATCTTCGTGTGTTTTTTTCTAATTTTCTCATACTCTATTTTTTATAATGAATATGATTTTTATTTAGAATTATAAATAGTTAGATGTAATCTGTTATAATTTCATTAAAATATTTTTTGGTTAAACTCCAATCGGCATAATCAGGAATTCTAAAATCAATACAATCTACTTCGTCCTGATATGTTAATTCTTTCATAAGATCCGTATAAGACCCAAAATATTCTAAAAATGAATCACTATAAACACCACCTTTTCTATTCTCTAAAAATTTCTTTATATCATTAGGGAAGTTTCTTATTTTAATATAATCAATATATATGGTTACATTTTTATCATATTTTTTAACTTCCTTTGAAACTGTGTCAAACGTACCCTCAAAAAACTCATCAAGACCATTCATTACCAAATTATAAACTTCAGACTCATATGAGTTACTTTCGGCATTTGAATATGCGTTTGCGATGTCGCCACCTAACTCAGATAATTCATCCTTAAATAATTCTTCCATTGCGTCATTATTTTTAACTAAATCGGCTAAATCTTCTGATGTAATCATAAATGAACCTGGTGTTCCCTGTTCTTCCGATAAAAAATCAAAAAAGTCGCTATCGTAATTCTCCAGATCTATCGGTTTATTACCAATTTCTTTATAAATGTAATTTTTTAAATGATCAATGTTGGCGTCATCTAATTCATCAAGAACTTCATATGGTTTAATTGAGTCGTTGTAATACCAGTCAAAAGAATCCTCAGAAAAAACTTTTTTGGCTACATCTTCTGGTGAAGCATCTCTACTACTATTACAGAAAAAATTGGCTAATTCTTCCCTATCTTTTAAATATAAATAAAAACCATCATCTCTAATCTCAACATCGGTTAAAAGATCATTAGTGATAAATTTAATTGTATCTTCATAGTTATATTCTAAACCATGTAATAGGTAATAATTTTTAAACTCATCTGGAACCGAGTCATAGTGTAAATAAGTTAAAAGACCATTATCCGATAAATACCCAAAAATTTCCTCATCAAATTCATTTGAAGGTATTTCACCTAAATCAATCTCATCTAATACATCGTATTTTTTAAGGAAATTTAAAAAATTCAGTAGTGTATTGAAATACGGCTCAATGTCATCATTATATTCTCCGTTATTAAATAATTGGACTAAATTTTTTGCTCTTTCTAAACTCATATCGTATAAATATCTAATAAACAAAAAAGGTGTCCTATATAGAACACCTTCAAAGTTTCTTTAACACAACAATATTATTTTCTATAATATTTTTGAACGATCTTTTTCACTGACTCTTGCACATTTGATCCATTTGCTGGTTGCTGAGGTTGTGCTTGAGTTTGTGGTTGTTGAGGTTGTTCAGCTTGTTGGTTTTGTTTGTTTTTACATCCGCATCCCATAATTCTTTTATTTACTTGGTTTATTTGTCTATAAATATCTTGTAAATAAGATTACTTCAAGATTTTAAAATGTCAATTATTAATTATTACGATATTTATAACATATGTCAATTAAAAGGTTCTTTAGAAATTATTTATTGGAGCAAGATGAGAATGTTGTCCAAGTTAGTCCTGAACAATATATTGAGACATTGGAAAATGTTGGAGGTATTGCCGATAGAATTGCAAAACTAAAACCATATAGAGGTAAAAGTATTGTAATTACTGGATCATTAAACGTTAGTAAACATAAAAATATTGGACCACTTACCGGTATCGTAAGAGTAATGGGTTATTTAGATATTTCACACACAAATGTCCCAAATATAAATGGAATTACCGTTGATGGTTATTTTTCTGATTACGGGTCATCTATGTGGAAAATAAAAATGCAAGCAGAACTTAACAAAAAACTTGCTGTTTTGGATGAAAAAAGACAAGAAGGTGAATGGAATGTTGAAAACAAAGAGGATTATTCAGAAAGAACTGAGGCTTTATACAAATACTTAAAACAAAATGGTGATGTAGATATGGTTGAGGATGAAGAAGGAAATGAAGTTCCTGAAGATAAGTATTATATCTACCCTAATGGAAGATCAAACTATGGTTATGGGAAACAATACGAATGGTTAGGTGGAGGTAATGGGTTTAATCCTAACACATATGATGTTTATACTGAAGATGAGTCAGATGAGGCGGCAAAAATTGCGGTTGAAAGTATGTTAGATGACATGGGAATTGAAGCATTCAGGGACTGGGTTTTTGAAGACGCTTTGAATCAAAATAGTTGGAAAGCTTGGTTACACGACCACTACGATGATTATGTGAGACAAGATCCTGATTCTTTTGACATTCCTTTAGAATTGTCAACAAGACAATCATGGGAAAAAGTTAGACTTCAATCACTCGTAGATTCACTTAATAAAAGATTAGAAAGTGAAGATTTGCCTGACGAAAAATTTGAAGAAATTGAAGTAAAAATTGAAAGTTTAGAAGAAACCATTCAAGAAATTATAGACGATCCACAAGGTGGTTATGATGAAAGTGCAATTGAAAATGAAATAAATGGTAGAGTTAGTGAATGGAAAAATGACATTAGAGGGTTTATTAAACAATACGGTTACGATAATGATTTTATTATGGATTTTGTTGACGTAGATAAAATTGCGGAAACAGTTATTAGTTCTGACGGTGTTGGGGGTATATTAAACTCATACGATGGAGACTATGATACTTTTAACATAAATGGAAACGAGTATTATGTAATGAGGGTATCTTAGTACTTTATTTCTTATTGTTTTAACATTATATTTATAATTATAATGGCAAAAAGACGAAAAAAATTTGAATTTTTAATGAACACAGATTGGATGTTTGAAAGACCAATTGATCGTGAACACAAGGAATATAAATTATTATCCTATTTTCAAAAAATGGGAGAAAAATTAGATAATCTTGAGTTATATCCAGGTTTTATTGAGTTATCATTACATTTAATGAATGTTCAAGGACTTATCAAAGACAAAAAAATTGTTTATACCGATAAAAAATTCTTAGGGATTGATGATGAGTTATTAGTTAAAGATCTGAAGGCAAAACAATTACCTGACATGACGGATGATGAAATGAAGGAATTCATTGAAATCTTAACTTTTTCAGCACCAAGAATATTTGAATACTTCAACATTGCAAAATCAGTTTGGACCATAGTTTTTGATTCTGTTGATATGAAGATTAAAAAAAATCAAAAGAATGTATTATTCCCAAAAGGTTTCTTTTATTATGTTGACGATAAGACAAAAAAATATTATGTGTGGCAATACATAATCAAAAAAGAAACCAAACAAAATCCAGAAAAAATGTCTAACATCATTTTAATCTACAATGATTTAATAAATGATTTGACCTTAACAAAAATTATATCTAACTTTTCTACGTTTGATGTTTCAGATATAAAAGTATCACCGGTGTTTCACATGACATCGTCAGGTGAGTTTCCAATAGATGAAACGTTATACCCAATGTTTAAACGAAGAATTGCGTCACATATTAACCAAACAAAAGTTTTGGAACAATATAAAGAAAACAAAGAAAACTTGAAAATAGTAAAAGAATAAAAATGGGGTTTAATAAGAGATTTTTAAAAAAAGAAAACATCCTCAATCATCTTGAAAACATAATGAATTACCTTGACGCCGACGCTGTTATATGTACTGACGAATTTTCGCGCAACGTATATCGTATGTTTAATCAAGGAAAATCAAAAGAACAAATAATCCAATATATAATAGAAAACAAATGAAAATTAAGTTAGAATACGTATGGCTTGATGGATATACGCCTGAACCAAATCTTAGAAGCAAAGTAAAAATTGTTGATGCAAAAACAATAGGAGCATCAATTGAAAGTTTCCCAATGTGGAATTTTGATGGTTCATCAACAAATCAGGCAGAGACTGGTAATTCAGATCGTATATTAAAACCAGTTAGAACTTACATGTCTTCTACCTACCCATTAGAGAATAATACTGTTTATGTGCTATGTGAGGTATTAAATCCTGATGAAACAACACACACATCAAATAAAAGATCTAAAATTGGGGATGGATATGAGGACCTTTGGTTTGGTTTTGAACAAGAATATTTTATCTTTGATAAAGAAAACAAATGTGTTTTAGGTCACGATGAAAACAACTTGGAACCACAAGGTAAATATTATTGTGGTGTTGGTGAATATGTTGCAGGAAGAGATTTTGTTGAAGAACATATGGATATGTGTTTGGACTATGGAATTGATATTACCGGAATTAACGCTGAGGTTGCATTAGGCCAATGGGAATACCAAGTATTCTCACAAGGTAAATTAAAAGGTGGTGATGACCTTTGGATTACAAGATACTTTTTATATAAAATATCTGAAAAATATGGGTATAAAATCACACTTCACCCAAAACCATTAAAATACGGTGAATGGAATGGATCTGGACTACATACAAACTTCTCAACCGACAAGATGAGGTATGATGGCGGATACGAGTACTTCAAAGCATTATTCAACGCGTTTGGATCAAGACACGAGGACCATATTAAAGCTTATGGGTCTGAAAACCATTTAAGACTTACGGGTAACTTTGAAACACAATCAATTGATAAATTTAGTTGGGGTGTGTCGGATCGTGGAGCATCAATCCGTGTTCCTCAAGATACCGCAAAAGATTGGAAAGGTTATATTGAAGACCGTAGACCAGGGTCAAATGCTGATCCATATAAAATCATTAAAGAAATTGTAACAACTTTAATCACTGCGGAACAACTTTATGAAATGAAAGGTATGATGACTTCATTTGTTGATATGGATGGTCTTAGCGGTAAATATGGGACTATGTCAAATGATGAGTTGTTAAAAGAATATAGAGAAGAAGAATAATGAATAATATGTGGGGGTTATTAGTGGGGATATTTTTTGGTCTTTTGGCTCAAATAGGGACATTCTTCCAATTGCAAGGACCATTAAAATACGAATGGTTTAAAAATCATTATTGGGCAACAGTAATGATGGGTATTCCAATATCTATGTTGTTTATGTATTCTGTAAAAAATATGATAATTGCATATGATGGTCAAATGTGGCCCTCAAGGTTAATAGGCTTTAGTATTGGTGCGGTTGTTTTTACATGTTTAAGTTGGTTAATATTTAAAGAACCTTTAACATTAAAGACTATAGTTTGTTTGAGTTTAGCAATAGTGATTTTAATAATACAATTATTTTGGAAATAAAATGGAAAATAAAGAACAAGTAAATCACCCTCAACATTACGGTGGTGAAAATAACGTTTATGAAGTGATCAAGGTAATTGACGCGTGGGATTTAGGTTTCTCTTTGGGTAATACGGTTAAGTACATTTCAAGAGCAGGAAAAAAAGATTCTAACAAAGAACTACAGGATCTAAAAAAAGCGATGTGGTATCTTCAACATCATATTGATAATTTAGAAAAAAATAACTAAAATGAATTGGGACCCGAATGACTGGCAAGGTAGAACAAGAGAACAAGTAGAAAGAAACAATAGGGTATTTGGATATTCTGTTATTATTTCAATAATTGTAGTTGCCATTGCATTAATAACATCAATAATAATTTAAAAATAAAATTAACAGAAGAACAAAAAAATCAGATCCTCAATCAATATGAGGGATTAAAAAACGATGAACAAACGTTAGGTGAAATACACGAAATAATTGTGGATTTTTGTTTGGACGAAGAAATTATTGACTTATCAGATGATGAGGATGGAGACTTGTATGAAGAGTTTTCAAATGAAGTTTGGGATTTATTAGAGAGTATAAAATAATAAGATGATAGAAACAGGAAAAATAATAAACGGAGATTGCGTTGAGGTAATGAAAACATTACCCGAAGGATCTGTGGATTTAATTGTGACATCTCCACCATACGGAGTTGGGATTGCTTACGATGTTCACGAGGATGATGTTGAATTTAGTGAATACCTTGAGTTTGCCAAAAGTTGGTTAACTGAGGCTTATAAAGTATTAAAAGACGATGGTCGTATCGCCTTGAACATTCCTTATGAAATCAATCGTCAAAAGAAAGGTGGTCGTATATTTTTTGTCTCTGAGATGTGGCAAATAATGAAAGAGATTGGTTATGGGTTCTTTGGAATTGTTGATTTGGAAGAACAATCACCACACAGAAGTA